GAATGGAACACGAGGCCAATCAACACGAAGGACCGCAAGGCGCACGGTCAGTTGAACGCGTGCCACAAGATATCAACCGAAGATGCAAACGAGATCAAGAGATTGATTGCTGATGGCAATATGACCATGGAAGCCATTGGAAGGCAGTTCGGATGCACGGGGCAAAATGTCCGACGCATCCGTGACGGAGAAATACACAAGTAACGCGATCAACATAGCCGGATCTTACTTGCGAGAGCGGCTTATTCGAGAAGTGGAGACGAGGTTATGAAGAAGTATCAGAGCCATAAGATCGTGGAAGCTGCGGTTATTGTTATGCATACAGACGGGCTCGTTGTTGTGCGCGACCCGGATGGGACAGAACATTCCGTGACAGTTCCTAACGACTTCGCCGCGCGAGGCGAGCCATCGAATGGTGACTACCTCGTGCGCTACCAGCCGGACGGATACCTGTCTTGGTCGCCCAAGCCCGTGTTCGAGGCGGGGTATGCGGAGTTGCGCGAGGCTGGAATGCCAGCCGCCGTCGAGGTCACGGTCACGGCACCGGCCGGCAAACGGGCAGAAGTGGTCCTGATGCACGAGGAGGTAGGCAGCACCACGTGGACGGTCACGGGCGGACAATCGCAAACGTGTAGCGTCGTTGGCGATGAGGTTCTGATCGTGCACCCTGGCGAGCCCCACAGCACGCTTGCGCACAAGCTCGAGGCCAGCTAGACACGCCTCGCCGTTTCCTCCCGAAGCGACCCACTGGCCCGCCGGTTGCCCTGTTCTACATGGGCCGGCGGGCCTCTTGCGTTCAGCGGGGCTGCGTGCATGATGGCCGCGAGCCACGGCACCGTGTTGTTCCCGTCTTAAGGACTAGGGCAGCGCTAGAAGGCTCGACCCGAGCGCAGGACCGGAGCGCGAGGGGCTGATTGATCCGAAGCCTAAATCAGGATCCAAGAGGCCCGGCACGCGCGTTGCCGGGCCTCTTGCGTTCTCGGTCATGCCGCGCCACACTCGCGCCGTTGGGACACGAGGACGAACGATGATACCGGCTGACCATGCCATCACACACAAGCTCGCGGACGGCTGCTGCTCGGCCGTAACGCCCTGCTCATGGCAGCAGAAGAAACCCACCACAATCTGCGACACATGCCGGGCGGCCTCGCCGTCTGTGGCCGCGTGGTTGGCTGGGCGGGCGAAGGAAAGCCGCGAGAGATCGAGCAAGCCAGAAATCTTGAACGATGCTAGAACGTGGCACCTCGCTCAGTCCGCCGCATTCGAGGCGGCCCACGCTTACGCCGTCGCCCGTCCGGATCGCATTACAGCGCCGACGCAAACACAGCCGGTCGCATTGTCGGTCCTCACGTCGGATGCTGACCTGGCCTACCTTGCCGGCCTCGCGATCTCGTCCAAGGACGCGACGCTCGCCCGCATCGCCGCTGCGTTGCTACTCGCCCGATGAACAGCCTGCCGATCCTCGCCGCACGCCCTGGCGGCGTGACAATCGCGGACGTGATGCGCATTCGCGTCTGCACCATGCGGGAGGCGATCCCGCTCCTCAAGGCTGCCGAGGCCAAGGGCCTAGTCGCCAGGACCGGCGGGCAGCCGGGCACAGCGTTCAGATGGGTGAAGCCGTAATGGTGTTTGGTATTAACCCATATGTTTGGCAGAAGCGATATGCATGGAGGCCATGGCTGACAATCCATGGTCAATGGGTATGGATGGAATGGGTTGAAGTTACAGGGTTTGTTGAAAACAAAGACATCAAAGAGCGCACACCGTTCAATTGCAGATTACTATCTACTTCGTTTTGTGTGCGTCGTTTAAACGAAATCGAGGTAACATCGTGAAAGCAACCGAAGGCAACGGCGGCGCGCCGATCGTGCTACACCGAGACACACGGCGCGCGCCGGACTACCCGCGCGGGCTGGTATACCCCAAGGCGGCACGGCCGCTTCCCGGCGCAGACCGCCTAACGTTCGACCTTGTGGCGTCGGGAGCGCGCATCACGTACCATGACGTGCAGGTGATTTCAGACGGGGCGCACACGGCCGTGCAATGCTTCGTCGGCCCGCACGATGTCGTGACGTGGGAATGGTTATGAGGACGGTCAAGCAGCGCGCGGGCGACCCGCTCAACGGGATCGAGGACGAAGAATTTCTCGTAGTTCAGATGGCGGATCTGAACCACCGCCAGCGCCTGTTCGTGCACGCCTACATGCGGTCAATGTCCGGCACCAAGGCGTATCTGGAGGCCGGCTACCTCAAGGGCCGCCCGCAGGCCCACGCGTCGCAGGGCGCGCAACAGCTCCTCAACAAGCCGAAGGTGCGCGAGGTCATAAACTCGCTGTTGGCGGCCCGCATGCGCCGTATCCAGGCCACGCCCGAGCGGATCGAGCAGGAGCTTGCCAAGGTCGCGTTCGCCAGCATCGGCCGTTTCGTGGTGGTGCAAGAGGACGGCTCGGCGTTCCTCGATTTCTCGAAGGCCGACGAGGCGGACCTTGCCGGCCTGAAGAAGTTCAAGTGCGAGATCCAGCACCGGCCCGGAGACGATCGCGACGAGCCGAAGCAGGTGCTCAAGACGGAAGTGGAGGTCGGCGACAAGCTGGCCGCGCTCATGGGGCTCGCGCGCATCCACAAGATGATCGGCGGCGACGAAGGTGTGTCGGCGCTGGTGGACATCGCCCAGGCAATTCGCGACGGGCGCAAGCGAGCGGGGCTGAAATGATCGAGGCGGTTCTAGTCCCGGTCTGTGGGTTGTCGCTGGTGGCGGTGCTGCTGGTGTGCGTGGCTTGGTATCAGGATTGGATGAGGCGATGACCTGGGACGCGATGGTGTGGACGATCACGACGCTGCCGTTCGCGATCGGCATTCTCTGGGGCCTGAGTGAGGGGCAACGCTGATGCTCGCGACCCGTGGCATAACCGTTCTGGCGATATCGTTCGACGCCAACCCGCCCGCCGTGCTCGTGCAAGGCCCGGACGGGCAGTACCAGATCTGCGCCGTCAAGAAGTGGTTCGCCCACGGCGATCCGCCGCGCGAAGTGACATCGCACCTGACCGCCGACATCGCGACCATCGAAGTCCTGGGCGAGGACGTGGACGGATACGCCGGCATGGCCCGGTACGATATCCGCCTGGAGGGCATCGGCGCGCCGCTCCCGCGCAACGCTGACGGCTCGTTCGGCGCGGCCGCTGGCCGGAGGCTCGCAGAGCGGCTACAGAACAACCCTGCGCGCCTGCCGGCCGCGTTCGATGTGGAAGGTATGTCATGAAGGCTCGGGCTTGGTTGCTGGCGCTCGGCGCGTCGCTGGCATTGTCATCGGCGGCGCTGCCCCAGGCGCGCCCGCCCTCGCAGCGCTCAGGCCCGATCACGGTCTATGGCCCGATCACGAGCGACGACAAGATCACCGGCAACTCGATGCAAGCCGGGCCGATCACGGCACAGACGCTCACGTCGGGCACGGTCAACATCACGGCCGAGGGCTCGACCGGGCCGGGCGGTGGGTTCACGGTCAAGGTGCCGGACGGTTCTGCTGTGGCGCGCGCGCTCACGGCCAGGTTCCGCGATCTGCCGGTCTACCCGCAGGACTACTGGCCGGCTGCTCAAGCCGCGCAGTTCTGCGACGGCGCGACCGATGTCAGCTCGGCATACCGGGCCGCCGCGAGCGTCGCCATGTCCACGGGGCGCACGCTGCACATCGGCGGCGGGACGGGTGTGTGCGTGATCGGGTCCAAGATCCCGATTTCAGGCCGGATCTCGATGCAGGGCGACGGGCCGAACGCGTCGGTGCTCGTCGGCACGTTCAATGGCCCGATATTCGAGTGGGCGGCGACCAATGCCGAGGTCGCGTCCTCGCTGGTCTCCGGGTTCACGCTGCGCGGTCAGTTCGCGGCGGACGCTGATTACTCGCAGTCTGCCGGCTTCTACGTGCTCGGCGGCAGCACGTCCGCATTCTTCCAGTACAACCGTTTCCGCACGCTCGTGTTCGAAAGCCTGTTCGCTGCCTTCGACTTCGCGACCGACAGCTTCACGACTTCGTTCGGGCAAGAGAACACATCGGCGTGGCTGACGTTCGATGACATCACAATCCGCGGCGGCTCGCGCGTCGCGGTCAAGGGGTTCCGGTTCCGCAACGGCTCAGGCACCGGCACCACGTTCAGCAACATCAAGACCATCATCGGCGACCCGACCGGAGCCGTGTTCTCGTACGACCTGGGCGTGGTTGGCGATATCGTCATCAACGGCGGTCACTTCGGCGGGACGCCGGGCGCGAAGCTGATCGAGGTCGGGCAAACGACGGGCTATCGGTCCAACATCCTCATCAGCGGGTCGCAGCTCGACGCGGGCATGAACGTGCCGTTCAACCTGCCGACCAACGGCCCGGTGTTCTCGCGGGTCTCGTTCACCGGCAACAACCTCGGCGGGTCGGTGGTGCTGAACTACCCGCCCGCCGCCAATAGCCTGATCGATGACCAGCTTGCGGACTACCGCAGGGCCGGCAAGGAAGCCACCGTTCCGGGCACGGGCGCGACCACGGTCCCGCTGTTCGCCGTCACCCTCGACAGCCTCACGCCCTACACGGGCGCGGCATGCACGATCACGGTCTCGGGCCTGGTCGGAGGCATCGGCGGCGGCGTCGTCCAGTCTACGTTCATGATCGGCCGCAACGGCAGTGACCCGAACGTGGTAGCGGGCACCTCGACGGCGAGCGTGGCCCTCGCGCAGTTCTTCGCCGTGACGGCCGTGCCGGTGGCCGGGACGGGTCGCGTGACGATCAACGCGACGCTCTCGCCCTCCGCGGCCCCCTCGAACCTGAACGGCCAGATCCGCTGTTCCGGCGGCGTGTACGCGATCACCCGGCTCTAAGATGCTGTCGAACTTCGAAAACTTCGATGCCGACCGCGAGTTGGCCGGCATCATGGCAGACCTGTTCGACAACCCGCTTGGGTTCGTCCTGTTCAACTACCATTGGGGCGAGGGCGATCTAGAGCACCACCACGGGCCGGACCTGTGGCAGATCGATTTCCTCGAAGCGTGGGGCAAAGACATCAGGGCGCGGGGCTTCGACGGCTCCGCGTCCGTCCTGCCGATGCGGTACACGACGCGCGCCGGGCACGGCGTAGGCAAGTCTGGGCTTGTCGCCTGGATCGTGGCGTTCATCATGTCCACCCGGCCGCACTCGCGCGGGATCGTCACGGCCAACAGCTCACCGCAGCTTGAGACCAAGACGTGGGCCGAGATCGCGAAGTGGCACAAGCGCGGCATGACCGGGCGGTGGTTCAACCTGTACGCCTCGCG